GGATGCCGTCATTTACAAGAGGAGGAATTAAAATCATTTGATACTCTCAGTTTTAACTATTTATTAACCCTTGGATTAACTAGAAATAAGATAAGCAAGTTGATAACAAAAATCAGTAAAAGACTTAATAGAGAGGGTATCAATATCATTGCTTCTTTTGATAAAATAATAGATAACATATGAATAAATCATTCTACTTTCAGCATGATTATAATGCCTCTAATGACTTTAAAATATTGTTTTTAAGGCAACAATTAGGTATTGAGGCATACGGAATTTATTGGTACATAATTGAACAGCTTGCCCAGAGCAATGGTAAGATGCCATTAAAGATAATACCCGTCATAGCAATGCAAATACAGACAACAGCAGATAAGGTTTCTGCGGTTGTTAAAAACTATGACCTATTTGTAATTGAAAATGAGGAGTTTTTTAGTGTAAGACTTTTGCAAAATATAGGATGGCGAGAGCAAAAAAGCATAGATGGTAAATCAGGAGCATTAAAAAGATGGGGAAATAAGGCTAAAAATAGCATACCTAATAGCCCTGCCAATGGCAAACCGATAGCAGATAAAGGAGATATAGGAGATAAAGAAGATATAGTATATCCTGCCACACTTATAAAATCTGATGAGTTGTATTGGGAAAATATTTTAATGAAGTATTCAAGGATAAACCCAGAATTTATATTATCACAATGGGAGGCATGGTATATAAATAAGTTTGAATGGAGAAATAAGGAGTTAAGGGATATGAGGTTAAGCTATCAATCATGGTTAGAAAACCCACAAACTAAAAAGAAATCAGATAAACCAAGATTTACAGGACTTGCTAACCATATGTAGCCATGTACGAAACCATTGTAGAAAAGCAGTCAAAAACGGAGTACAACATACTTGCCAATAAATCAGGGGAGAATCCACAGCCATGCCCTGCCTGTTCTGAAAGCAGAAAGCAGGGTAACAAAAACAAGAAATCATTTTCTTACAACTCACAAACTGGCGTGGGGTATTGTCAAAATTGCTTTGCTACATTCTACAAAAAGAACGAAAACTATAAATCATATACAAAACCAGAATGGACTAATAAAACCGATCTATCTGATAACGTAATAAATTGGTTTTTACAAAGGAATATTAACCAGGATACGCTTATCAAAATGAAGGTTACAGAAGATAAACAATGGATGCCACAGGTTAACGGTGATCGAAATGTTATCTGCTTTAATTACTTTAGGAACGGGTCATTGGTAAACATCAAGTATAGGGATGGGGCCAAGAACTTTAAGATGGTTAAGGATGCAGAAAAGGTTTTTTATAACCTTGATGGGTTAGCCGGTGCAAAAGATGTTTATATCGTAGAAGGCGAAATTGATTGTTTAACAATGGTACAGGCAGGATATACCAATACCGTATCCGTTCCAAATGGTGCAACGCTTGGAAATAACAATCTTGATTATTTAGATAATTGTTGGAAATATTTTGAAAACATTGAATCAGCTTACATACTTACCGATCATGATGAACCAGGTGAGAAGTTAGCAAACGAATTAGCAAGGCGGATAGGGGTTGAAAAGTGTTATAGAATATCATTAGGAGGTCATAAGGATGTAAACGAACAACTATGTAAGACCGGAGCAATTGACTTAACAGATACAAAGCCATTCCCAATATCAGGAATTTACTCGGTAGTTGACCATTGGGATAACTTTTTAGCATTACTTAAAAACGGATTCCCTAAAGGATGGAAGCCAAGAGGTAAACTAGGAAACCTTTTATCATTTCACCCCGGCTACAGTACAATTATTACTGGCATACCTGGGCATGGTAAATCGGAGGTATTAGATCAAATCCTAATGCAATTATGCATTGATTACAATTTACGAGGCGGATATTTTACGCCTGAGAATTGGCCTTCTGAAATGCACATATTAAAACTTGTAGAGAAGGTAACTGGGAAGAGTGCATTTAAAACATCATCAATGGAATTAGATAAGGCAAGGTTATTCCTTGAAGATCGTGTTTATTGGATATATCCGGATGAGGGTTATGACTTAAACAAGATACTTGAAAAAATGAGGCAAGCCGTTTTAAAGTATGGTATTAATTGGTACGTTATTGACCCCTGGAATAAGTTAGAACACCAAGACGATAGTACCAATTACATTAGCAGATGTTTGGATTTAATTAGTAATTTTAATAAAAAAAACGGCACTCATTCGTTTATTGTGGCACATCCAACCAAAATGAGAATCAATAATGATACGGGTAAATACGACATACCTGGTCTTTATGACATTTCAGGTTCTGCTAATTTCTACAATAAAGCAGATATAGGATTATCAATGTACAAGGATGAGAAGTATAAAAATACCCTTGTTGTTCAAAAGGTTAAGTTTAAATTTTGGGGTGAGGCAGGTCAGATTGATTTAACTTGGAATCCAGACAATGGTAGATATGATGAGTATGGTAGCGATTATACTAGTTGGATTGATGTAAGAAATACAACCAAACTAATAGCTTATTCAGAACCAGAAGAAACCCCTTTTTAAATCATGGAAATAAACGACCGACTAAGCGCTGTTCTTACAGAGTTTGAAGACACACTAATTGAATTTGAATCTCATGGCATCCCACCAAAGTACACAGACGAGGCATTCAGGGCAGCTACAAAGATATTCATGAGTGCAATAATGGACAGGATGTGGGTACTTCAAGAGCGTGAAAGAATTGATATGAAAGACAGGTGTAACATGGCAATAAGAGCCGGTAAAGATTTGAGGGAGTTTGTAAAAACATATACGGACATTGATACTTTTGATCTTTACAGATGAGTCCACACAAGAAAATATACCTTGAATACTTCAACTATACAGAAGGTGATTTTATTGGATGCGAAGTCTGTTCTGCTCCTGCCGTTGATGTTCACGCAATTAAATGCGATGGCATGGGAGGAAGTCCATCGAAACGGACTCATCACATTAATAACCTAATGGCTCTTTGCCGTAAATGCCATATCAAATACGGTGATCTGCCACAGTACTACGATTTCTTAAAGGAAAAACACCACTATAAAATGTTTAAACCATGACAGCCAAAGAACTTAAACCAGGAACCAAAATGATTATTGCCGGTATGGAAATGGAATATGCTTTTCTTTACCATGACCGTGAGAAAACACACAAAGAACATCCTGCATTCAGATACGAGTTAGACGGATACGGATTTGTTTACATCAACAAGAACTACACAAAAGATACATTGATAAAGGATTTAAAATGATACAATATGAAAATAAAGCATAAGTATAACATGGAAACAATAGATGTTACAATACCTAATTATGGAAAGCATTTTGGAACCTATGGGTATTTAACAGTCACACATGATAATAAAGTGATGTTGTTTTATTATGATCAGGAATCAGTTTCTTATTATGATTTAACAAATGAATACGAAATTTTAGAGCCAATAAATGTATAAAAATAGCAAGGAGTGGTAACTCTAAATAAAAGCCAAAAAGACGTAAAAAGGCGCATTATTTTGTATATTGCATTGCTGTTCAGTTATGGAAACATTAAAGAAATCCCAATTTATTCACATTGCCTTTTCGCATTTAGCGTTACTGGACAGCCTTTGTGTTTAAATTGGGTGTTTTTTATGGAAGAAATTTGGTATGATATTCCTAATTATGAGGGCTTATACAGAATAAGTAATAAAGGTAAAATTGAATCACTACCTGTGAAAATTAGATGCAATAATGGATTTAGAATTAAACCAGGTAGGATTTTAAAAAATAGTTGTGCTGATTATTACAAAGTAACTCTTTCAAAGGATAATGTACAAACCAATACGTTTATTCATAAGATTTTGGCAATTATATTTATACCTAATCCCGAAAATAAAACCCAAGTAAATCACATCAACGGCATAAAAACGGATAATAGGTTAGAAAATTTGGAATGGGTTACTCCATCTGAAAATATGCAACACGCCTTAAAAACAGGACTTATTAAATACTTAGGTAGTAATTGCAATTTATCAAAACTTACTGAAACTGATATATTAGAAATAAGGGCATTAAAAGATACTGGGATGTTAGTTAAAAACATAGCCAAAATTTATAATATAAGTAAGACTAATATCCGGTATATTTTACGTAGAAAGACTTGGAAACACATAAATTAAAAAGCTAAAAGGGGTAAACAGAGCGAGCGTGAGTAGTATGCAGTACCTTAATATGTTATAGGTTAAGGGTTAAATAAATGTTGACAACTGCATGAATGAAAAACACCTTGGGGTTAAGTAACAGCTCCCCTAGCTTTTTTAAAATATATTTTATTATACCATATCGGGTATAAACTAACATAAAGTAAACTATATTATACCTTTACGGGTATAAATACAATATGACAAAAACAGATAAATACATGGGTTACTTCGCAATTGGATTGTGGATAGCCTCCTTCTTTTGGTTCCTGATTTGGATGTTTACATTCTAAATATTTGGAAAATATGAATAAAAAGTTAAATTTTGTATTGTGTTAGCACTAGTTAACAAAAGATTTGAAAGGAGCCATCAGTCACTGAGTGTAAACTGGTGGCTCTTAACGTTTAAAAACTATGGATTTAAAAGTAAAGCTAAAAGAAATTGACGCAAAGATTACTGACTTACAGGTTCAAATCTTTAATTTAGTAGCGTTAAAAAAGAAGTTAGAACGGCAAAAGAAAGATATTGAAAAGCTAACAAGCCGGGCTGATGAGATACTAAATCAGGAATGAAAAACCGGTGTCCATTTTACTACAATCAGGAGTGTAAACATGATGGATTGTGTATTTGCATGGACGATAACGAGTGGAAAGACCTTGCAATTATTAATAAGATAGTAAAGCGGTTGACCCCTAAAAAGAAAAAGAAAAAATGATTTACTGCTATTACTACCATACATCTAATTGTTCAATAACCCATCAATACTACTATTTTGACAAAGTTCTGTAAAGGTGATGATTTAGGAATATGCTGTGGCAAGTGTGGTCCGGTCGTGGTAGCTGCCATTCCGGTAAACGGTAGGCACTCGTTAATCACGCATACTATTTCACGGCTTTTAAAGCGTTCTGGTGTTACGCATGTGGTTTGTGTGGGTGAAGAATCAGACCGTAAAACGTGTGAGGATGCAGGAGCCTATTTCGAATATTTTGAGAATAAGCCATTAGGTGCAAAATGGAACAGAGCCTTTCAATTAACAAAAGAACTTAATCCGGATGCGGTTCTGTTTGTCGGTTCATCTGATTGGGTTAGTGATGGGTGGATAAGCAACCTTTACCCCATGTTAGAACATAACTACATGGTTGGGAAGTTGGGTTGCCACTTGTTAGACATAGCACACACCAAAAGGCTTGTTTATTGGCCTGGTTATAAAGATGGCATGAAGATACCTAAACGATCAAATGAAAGAGCAAACGAACCAATAGGAATAGGCCGGTTATTATCGCGTGAGTTTCTTCAAAAGATAGATTACAAACCTTTTGACGATAAGCAAGATTCTTCTTTGGATTGGACCATGTACTTAAAAGCCGGTGATAAGGTAGGCATTTACACAGAGGACAATATTCACAGTATGGCAATAAGCTGCAGGCATTGGTTGAATAAGCACTCATTTAATGCCCATTGGAACGGTCCGTTACCTTCAACCAGATTAAACCTTTCATTTCTTGATTTACATTT